ACTGACCTTTACAGGGCAGGATGTAACGTACTGTTTTGACGTACGTGGCACATTAGAGAATGGCTCGTACCGTGTGACTCGATGGCCTTCTACTAATTTTACGGCGTTTACAAGGCTTGATAACGGAACGTTGTATGTCGGCACTACAGCAGGTATTAGTACGTACACAGGTTATAGCGACAATGGCGATGGCTATCGTTTTGCATACTACAGCCCAAGTCTGACGTTTGGTGACAGCTCAAGGATTAAGATCCTCAAGAAGCTCAAGCCAACATTGGTTGGCGCTAACAACTCTGTGGTGTTTATGAAGTGGGCGTATGACTTTGATACCACATACGCTACGGCAGAGTTTACGGTAGGCACCCAGATCACGGGTTTCTACGGTGAAAGCGAATATACAACGGTTGAGTTCACGGGCGGACAGTTAACTAACCAGCGTAGTCTTAATACGACAGGATATGGAACCAGTGTTCAGGTAGGTCTTGAGTCAGAAATTGATGGGTCACCCTTATCACTACAAGAAATTAACGTAATGGCTTTGATAGGTAAATTGCTATGAATCTAAATATACCCGGATACACTGGAACTGGCGGCGGATTGTCAAATGGTGGCTTAAACATTCCGGGATACACCGGAACAAGCGGCGGTTTAGCGGGAGGGGGACTTAATATACCTACGCTAGGCAATGCCAATATACCTCAAGCTCTTGCCGCGGCAACTTCAGGCGGTACGGGCGGCTTTGGTCAAATTGCTGGCGGATTAGGCGATATCTTTGGTGGATTAATGGGAGCGGGACAGTCTGTTCTTAACTCGCCTGATGCGCTTATGGGTCTTGCTGGAGGACTTCTTACAAAGGAGTCGTATGACCGCCTTAGCGACATTGGATCGCAAGCTAAGCAAGAGGCTATGGGCCTTGCAGAGCGCGGACAACGAGAGTCAGAGTTCAGGCCATTTACTGTAACAACTCCTACCGGCGCTATGTTTACTTCTCGTATGAGTGGTCAGCCTAGCATGGGACAACCTATGCCACAGCCTTTTGTCACCAGTGATCGGCTAGTAAGCGATATAGGACAGCCTTCAATGATGTTGCCTCCAAACATTGACCAGCTGATAAGTCAGATAGATATGCAAATGCCCGGTCAAATGCCACAGCCGGGACAATTAAGCCCGACCGAGGCTAAAGGAAGATTGTTGGATTTACTTGGAAGTAGCCCGTCTTCTTCTCAATTTGCTCCTCCCCCCGGAATGTCTGCTAGGCCTGAAATGCCTATGATGCAAACGGCAGACATGGCCATTTTTACAGATCCAATAACTGGCAGGGAAATGTCTGGAAGCGGCACTCTTGAGAAATATAGAAGACAACTAAAAGACTATTACGATGCTACTCCCGGCTCCCAACAGTATTACGAGGGGATGGAAAGACAACAACAGATGGAGCGATTCCCATCTTTGTTTGGAGCCCCTCAGCCAGAAAGACTTGCTCAACAACAGCCTACTACAGGCGGCCTTCAAGTAGGCATGACGTTATCACCGCAAGAACAAGCACTACAGCAACAGCTATTAGGCGGTGCCGGTGGTTTCTTTGGTCAGGCGGCTCAACCTACTATGGATCGTGAGCAGGCTGTATTCGAGCGTATACGGGCCGCACAGCGCCCTGAAGAGCAACGGCAACGTCTGGCACTGGAAGAGCGTTTAGCGGCTCAGGGGCGATTAGGGACGTCCTCAGCGGCATACGGTGGCGCTACTCCCGAACTGATGGCTCAGCAGACAGCAATACAAGAGTCTCGCAATCAAGCGATGTTAAGCGCTATGCAACAGGCTCAGGCAGAACAAGCACAGCAAGCGGCCCTTGGTCAAACCTTCCTAGGGTCAGGCTACATGCCACAGCAGGCATTGTTAGAAGCGGCTATGCCCGGAATCATGCAACAAGAACTGGCTCAGCAAGGTCAACAGTTTGGTACTGGCTTGTTTGCAGAGACAGGACTGTCAGGCATTGAGGCTCAGTTGTTACAGGAGCAGGCGCGAGCCAATCTACTTGGCGGCATCGGCGGCAATTTAATCTCAGGCATAATTAATCAACAGCGTGCGGCCACAGCGGCTCCTAGCAGTAGCGGGGGAGGCTCTAGTTTAGGCGGATTATTTGGTGGCATTGTTGATGGGCTTGGCGATGTAGGCTCAGGAATCAAAAACTTATTAGGAATTGGAGGCTAATTATGGCTAAGTTTTCAGAAGCATTTTTGCAGTCAATGACACAGCCTGCATACCAAGAGGGCTTGTTTACTGCGGCTAGAAACCTTGGTGGATTGCCTGGGCGAATTAGAGAAGAGCAAGAAACAAGAGCAACGCAAGAATCTCTTGTAAACATGATGAATACAAATAGCAGGATTGCAGAGACTGGCAATGTAAAAGGTCTTGAGGATCAAAGAGTTCGACTAACAGAGATGCTAAGCGCGGCTCAGAGTGATCAAAGCCGAGATATGATTTTGCAAGAGCTTAGCAGGGTTGAGGGGCTTCGTGATGTTGCAAAGCCCGCCGCCCAACAAAGAGACATTAATACTTTGTTGCGAGCAGAACAGTCTTTAGCTGAGGCAGATAAACAAATTTCTACTCTCCAAGGTGATGCAAGCGCAGAAGGTCAAATTAAATTAGATGCCGCAATTAGAGCAAAACAAGCAATTCAAAGCAGGGTTGACTCTCTTAAATCTAACGCGTCTTTAGTTACCGCGGCAGACAATCAAAAGATTGACATGGAAATAGCCTCTCTTACAAAAGACGAAGCCTTAAGGTCTGCTCGTAAAAATGAAATGATAGCCAAGCTTAAATCAGTGCCTGTTAACTCAGAGGCTTGGAATGCTTTAGTTGAAGAGGCTGAAAATAAAAATCTTGGCTCGGCAGTTAACTCAGTAATTACAGAGCTTAATGATCTTGAGTTAAAGCGTCTTGAAGTTGCTAAGGCGCAAGAAGACCAGCGAAAATTAACTAATGAAGAAATTGCAGAGCTTGCAGAAGCTAATGTGCCACTTCCTCCTGGACTATCCGATATTGAAAGACGTAGACGATATACAGTATTTGCCAATGTTCAAATTGAAAAATCAGTAAATAAAGCTACTCGCCCTTTAGATGTCCCTACAGAAGCAAGAGCAAACGCTTTAGTAAAAACGGCCTTAAACTTTATGGTTCGTGACGCTGAGCTAGAGGGCACGCTTTTTATGCAGGACCTTTCTGACAAAGTAGAAGACTTGCTTGCAGATCCAAATCAGCTACAGGAGATTCAAGGTCTTGTTTCTGGCTTAACGGGGGTTGAAGTAATAGAAGCTGTTGAAAGCTATATTCAAGATAAATTTCCTAAAAAATACGCCGAGTATCAACAGGCAAAACAAAACAGACAGTTTGAAGCTGAGGAATTTAGCGAGCTTCTTGATGAAGTTTATACCGAAGATACAAGCCTTAATCGAAATGATCCTACTGGCGTTGACCAAGAGCGTGCACGCATAAGAGCTGAGCAAAAACTGCGAGAAGCAATGGCTAGAGCGCAGATTGAAGGCGGCTTATTTAAAGGAAGATTATTAGGAGCTGGTTAAATGGCAAATTCAACATCTGTTGCAGATAGGATTGCTAAACGACGACTTAAAATTGATCCTGAAAAGTCGTTAGAAAAAAAAATAACTCCATCAAGTATTGCAGATCGTATAGTTTCTAGGCGACTTGAAAGAGAAAAATCGCTTGGCGCCGAGTTTGTTGAAGGTCTTACTTTTGGTTTGGCCGGGGAGCTTAAAGGAGTCGCCGAGTCTTTAACGACCGACAAAACATACTCCGAGGTTAGAGAGGAGTATGAAGCTAATCGACGTGCGTTTAAAAAGAAAAACCCTGAGCTTGCTGATGAAGCATTTTTGCTTGAAGCTGTGGCTTCTATTCCTACTGGCGCTGGTGTTGCCGCAGGGTTAGGCAAGGCTGGGATAAAGTCTTTAGGAAAAATAGGTGCTATTGAGGCTGGCGGATATGGCATTGCTACCGGAGACACTTTTGAAGAAAGAGTTAGTCAAGGTGTTGTTGGTGGCTTAGCAGGATTTGGTATTGGCAAGCTAGTTCAGGCCGCTACTCGACCAACATCAATGGGCGGACTTAAAACTCAAGCCGACAATACAGCCAACAATGCGTCAGATATTGATGACATTGCTATTCAACGTGCGTTTGAAGAAGAAAAGTTTATCGAAGTTGATATTCCAGAATACACACGCAAGCCATTAAGTGAGGCTCAAACTGTTGGTGAGTTTTGGGATAGCGCAAAGACTGCAATAAGAAAGTTTTACGACGACAAAGTTACTGGCGTATCAGATGACATTGCCCGGCGCATGCCGCAAGTAGGCTTGCGATTTCAACGTGCAGATGAAACAGCTCTTCGTCAGATTAATAAAGATATTGGCGAATTTGCAGAGCAGTTAATTCCTGTTATGCGGATTATTAACGAGAACGAAAGAATTAAAGGAGCGCTTCTAGATTATGGTGCGGGGCGTTTAGGCAAGATTGATGATGCTATATCTTTTTTAAAGAAAGATTTTGCTAAGCACATGAGCGAAGAAAACCTTAGCGCGTTAGAAAAGTATCTTCGGTATAGCGCACGAAAAAACGAAGAGCTAAACCAGAAAGTATTTGGCAGTATTTTTCAGTTTCCAACCTACCTTCACACCAGGAACAATGCGTTTACTAAAAAACTTAAAGACAAAGGAACGTCAGATAGGGATGTTGAGGAAATTGTTTTTACTGACAGAGGCCGCGAAGCAAGAAACCGCGGCTCTTATCTTGAAGAAGAAGGCAAGACTCCAATTGTAAGTGACTACGACAATCCTCTTGTATCTGATATGCAACGCATTTTTCAGATGGAAAAGTTTGGGCAAGTACAGCGCATATTTGGCGTAGATATAAAGGATACGCTAAAGATTAAAAAAGAAGTTGTTCGGTCCCAAAGGGAAAGGGCAAGCGCTGGCGAGGTTGTTAATGACAAACAATTAGACGCTATTGGCATTACACCTACAGAGTTTATGGACTCATTTTTCAACACCCTTTTAAAGCGAGGCATTAGCAACGACGGTGCTGATTATGCTGTTAAGAAAATTACAGACTCTATTATCGGAGCCAACAGCGCACCACACCCCTTAATACAAGCGGCAAACTCTGCCGCTTATGCAACCACTCTTGCAGGTCCTTTGTCTGCCGTACTTAACATTGCAGATATTCCCTTGCTTGGCGCTAAGTATGGCGGTCGTGCCGCCCTTGAAGGATTTAAGGCACTAAGTCCATTTAAGAAAATCCCAGATATCGATCTTAAAAAGGCTGGACTTGATAACCAAGTAATGGGCGAATTTACTAATGTGCTTAACGATGAAATGCGTGATGGCACTCAGGGATTCTTAAAATCTCTTGCTGGCAGTGTGCGTAAAGGAACTGATCTTTTAATGAAAGGATCTGGCTTTGCCGCTATGGATCAGGTTGGTAAAAAAGGCGTATTGCGCGGCATACTTAGTAGCGCAGTTGATGATGCTAGCGCTAGTCGACTTGCAGATAACTGGGGGTTTTACTTTAACAAAAAAGAACTAGAGCTTATTGCAGATCAGTTTAAACGTCATGGTGCAGACCACTCTAAGTATACAGGGAGAGGTGGCGAGCTTGCGGAAGAGCTGATGTTTGCTGGGCTTGGGCAACAGCAGTTAATTAGTTCGGCTGGTCGTCCTGCGGCATGGGCTAGAAACCCTAACCTTCGGCCTTTGTGGGCGTTGCGTGGCTTTGTAGTTAAACAGCAGGCACTTGCCTTGCGAGAGGTGGTTGGAAACATCAAGGCTGGCAAGCCAGAAAAAGCCAAAGAGTTTCTTGCTCGTTACGCTTTGTATGGAGCAGGGGGATATGCCGTAATTAATGAGGGTCGACAGTTTGTATTTGGAGACGGAGAGGTTAGTGCTGGCGGTTTGCTCCGAGGCTATGGCGATGCCTGGGCAAGCTTGCTAACAGCAAATACACTAGGCCTTAACGACTATCAGTTTGGTCAAATAAAACAGAACGGTATATTACCCACATTAATTCTTGGGATGGAGCCATTAGCTACGGCTAGAGCAAGAGACATTATTGGAACTACAACTGAAGTGATAGATCAGGAAAGACCGCCACAGACTTTAGTGACCGAGCTTTTCCCTGTAATAAAGCAGACAAGTGGAATGCTTTCTAATCTTGCCGAAGCAACTGGAGAGACTCAGCTAAAGCAAGTAACAGATGAGATTCTTCGGAAAAGAAACACTAATCCCAACTAACAAACTCTAACCAGCCCACTACTCCTGCCGCCCTGTCATTCTCCATACGGGCGGCTTCTTCCTTGTAGTGCTTGGCTATCTCTTTCTGCTCTTTGTTCATACGCTTTCCTAGCGTGATGTCCTCAGCCTTTTCCCTAACTAACTCAAGTGAACCTTCGCCGTAGGTGTCAATATAATGACGCACAAAGTAGTCAGGGTTACTGCCGTACTTCTGGTGACAGCCATAGCAGTGAGCAAAAGCGTTCATTCCGTCGTACCGTATGCCCTTCTTAGCGCGGCTAAAGTAGTGAGAGCAGTGAAGGCCGGTGCTGTTTGACTCGTACTGCGCGCCACAGCCTTGACACTTAAAGTCATTTCTCATGCGGACACACCTGCTGAACCAATGATCTGCCGCTGTTCTTTTTAATCTCACCTAGTTGCTCTCCCTTCCATGATTAGATCAACCCAATACTGCTGTAGTTGTTTATTTTTTTGTAGCTTGAGGATGGCGGTATTGTAAACGTGCTTAGCGCCTTGCCGTGATAATCCTACTTCATCAGCAATTCTTTGCCACGTAACTTCGCCATCGTAAACTGTACTCCGAGAGGTTTTATTCACTTTAGTTGATCCTTTAGTTGTTGAGGGAACGGTACATATACCTTCTTGTTCTCTGAGAGCCACCTGACTAGCACCTCAGCGGCGTTAGACAGCTCCTGTGGGGTTAGTCTACCTGTGGAGTTCTTGTCGTACATGGCCTTTATAATGGGCTTGTAGAGCGTCTCCTTAACTAGTATCTCAGTGAACGGTATCTCTAGCTTGTCGCTGAAAGGGTGCCTTACCCAGTACCCTGCGTCATTCAGCTCCTCAGCTATCTGTCTAAACCACAAGTGCATAGCGTTGTTTTGTCTGTCACTCCTTGTGGTGTCCTTGATTGTATATAGGATTTTCTTGCCGTCATCAAACTGTGTGGTGATGAAAGCGATAAAGAAGTTCATCTTGTCTTTGGTGTCAACAAGCCATCGGTGTGATGAATCCATAAGTACTCCTATTCAGTTTGCCCAGTTTGCCCAGTTTGCCCCGTTTGCCCCTTATGCCCCAGAAAAAGGGGGCGGGTTGGTCATTTTGCCCTGCTAGGGGGCCCCCTAAACCATGGGCATTGAAGGCATTGTGGGCATTCTGGGCATTCTGGGCATTACATTGGCATCCAGCGATAGTATTTCTTACCGTGTGTGCCTTTGCGTTCTAGCTTTAAGTTGTTTCCCTTAAGCAAATCAATGCAGTTACGCAGTGTTTTCTTGGTGCATCCGTTTGGATTTATGTCGTCATCGCGTAGCAGGTCAAACAATTCCGTCTGAGCGTAGAGCCTGCCTTCTGTCATAACGCTACTCAGCAATACATACTCATCTTCATATCGGCTTATTGCTTTGCCAATATTGATTTGAGATTTCTGCTTGTCTTTGAGTTCGCTGATGTCATCGCCGCTCATAAACTGAACGGAGTCTACTGACTCTTCGTAGCCTACTGTCGCACTAGTCTGCTTGTATTTAAAGCCACCCTCGAAACTAATTTGACTACGATCCTTTTCATTGATTACTAACAGCTCTTGGTAAAAAGAAAACTTATCGTTAAGCGGGTCAAGGCCGAACATGTTGTCAACGTCAGCTTTTAGATCGCCCACGCCTTCATAGATCAAGCGACCGTCCATGCTTCGGTGCTTATTGCAGTGACCTAGCAGGATTACGGTGCCGCCTGCCGCCGCAAACTCACGGAAGACGTGAAGCACTTCGCGCATGTCACCCTTGTTCAGGACCGGCGCAAACTTCTTTAGGGTGTCGCAGATAACAATTTTACCGTTAGCCTCGCCTTCCTCTCTGATCGCATTGAGCAGATGAAGGGCATCGGTTGTCGTACGAAGCGATGGGTCTGGTGAGTTAGCCAATGTAACCATTGTAATGCCATGTCGGTTGCCCATCTTGGCCTTTTGAAGCACCCCTTTGGCTCCGTCATCTTCGTTAAAGTAGATTACGTCAGAGCCTTTTATCAGGTTATTCCGAATACTTTGGAATAGATTTCCTAAAATCCATACTGTCTTACCAGCTCCTGACGGGGCGTATACGAGCGTTACGGTTCCAGTGGTAATCATGCCGGGGATAACGTCTCGCTCTTGCGCCAGGCGCTCCTCAAGCTCTTCTATGCGACTGTTAACTGCTACGCCTATAAGCCTTGAAAGTGA